CCGAAACATCTCCCGATTGGGCCAGTGTCTGTAGAGTGTCATCACCGCAAGCCACTGGAAATGGATAGATGGAGACTCCCTGAGTCCAACACGCCAACAAGTGCAGCATTACCTGCATATGTGAGTTAGTTGAAATGGTTGTCACGCATCCGCTCTTCATAATTCCGGGCACGGTCTGTCTCCACAGAGCTCCGTCTGACAGTATGATTGTGGGGTTGTTAAACATTTGATGGTATAACGTCTCCGCGATTGATCTCCAATCCGCCATTCTACGCCCTCTTCCCATTCGATAACGGAATTCAAGGTCCAACTGCAATGCCCAATATGGTGCTGTCCAATCCCACGCGGATTTATCTAAACCGCAGTTGTAGCCAGAGCTCAGCCATTGGTCCCTATAAAGTTTCCAATGGCCTCCCGGTAGCTTCATTCCTTGTTGGCTAGGGATATAGTAGGCTTTCTTAATTTCCACGTCGTTGTGCTCGTCAAACAACATATGCCATGCCATTTGTACTGGCAACGCCGCTGCCATTATTAGCCTCCACCTTCCCTCCTCAACTTTGGATTTCTTATGCGGTTCCGATTTGACGAAAGTCTTTAGGTAATTGTCGTACTTCCCAGCCAACACTAGCTGTGTATCGTACCACAATCTTCCTAACTGAACTGGGCAACAGGATATTCCATCATGCCGGAGCCACTCACCGTTAGTGGGTTTCTCCTTGCAGTAGGGCCATCCTGGCGAACTCGTCATATCTACGCGTCGTAGGGCTTTGTCAAATGCTCCACGAGAGTCAAAGTCATCTGACAGCCTCCAACGTGATTGGTCATAGGCTAGCTCCATATGGTAAAGCATTGAAGCCTTTTCGTCGTCCGAAGGTATAGCTGAAGTCGCCGATGGTTTGAAGTACTTGTTGGTGTGCACTATCAAGCTTTGGTAGTCGGATGGTCTACCACGCTCACCTGGCCATTCGAAGTTTTGACTTCTTCCGACCGCTGCAGCAACTGACGGAATTTCTTCCGCGATTGCGGCGAGAGCGCGTTGTACGCGTCCATTAAGCTTTGGCGCGGGGATGTGGCCGACTCCTTGGATTGTTCCAATTCTCTCGAAACCCCAAGGCTGGTCGAGATCTTGGCTTCCCCCGATTCGTAATCTCCGTAACTAGGCTCAGACTTTAACGAGAGGATTTCGGTTTCCCAATTCCTCCCAAAAGCCTTTACCATAGAGTCACGTTGTACGACCGTGTACAAGCCATTGATACAGATGGTTAATTCATCCGGATCGCCTGAAGAGGCGTCCCATCGAATCTTCCTTCCAGCCTTAGTCTGTCCCAAAAGCCAATCCTCAGATGCTTCAGGCCTCATCCGCA